CGGGTTTATCTAGAGCAACTCTTCCTTGTATTACACGTAATGCGAGATAATCTTGTTGTTGACGTGAGGAGTCGACGGGCGTGATAACGATCATGACATTTAAATGCGAAGGCGGGGCATTTAAACATCCAAAAGTATGGATGAGTAGAGTACAGCATAATGTTTGCCGAGGCTCACAAGCAGAGAGTATGGCCACACGTAGCTAGTGGAATGCAGACCTGCCGGATATAGTCTTCCAAAGACAACCAGATTGGGAAAAGGGCCCATAGTGATAACCTTATTGGTGGAGTCTAGTCTCCATAATCTCTAGCGTTGGAATGTACGATAACAAACAAACCAAATTTTCCTTACCCCATCATGATTACAATTAGCAATAACGATTTTAGCGCGAAGTATGCTCTGGCCGGAGCTGCTATCGTTGCAATAGCTCGACAAGCTTTTATTGTAGGAAAAGCGATTTACCATGATCGCACCAGTGATTACTTGAGATACAACAAGTTAGGAAATGGGTTGGCAATGGATAATCTTAGCGAAGATATTCAACAAGCCACCACCCCAACCACCTCGCCAACTCCGCTTCTATTCGGAACCATTCAAAGCACCAACCTAGTGATTGCAGCACCTGCACCAGTGACGGTATCAACACCATCCACTGGAAACTACGTTCGCAACGGAATGGAACTCGAAATGACTCCAGTCAAAGAAAAGAGGCATCGTAGGATTGGCACCCACAAGAAGCACACTTATGCTAGTGATGTTATCGCTGAATGTCGTGTAAGATTCGGTTGTCCTATTAACAACCCTGCAAACCGCATGGCAGTAAGGCGTTACGCTATGAATTTAATGTATGCTCACGGGTTAAGGCCGACACATGTTTGTCGGGTGATTGATGATATCGTGGAAATGATTTTCCATGAGAGTGATGAACTTAAGAGAAGTCGTCGCTTGCGAACCAGTTGGTTCGGTAGGGTTTTTGCCTTCTTAGGCATCAACCCGTCACAATCTAGTTGAGGGGGCTTGGTGTCACTTGATGGTAAGAGTCACACTGTTGATTTACATGAGAGTAGAATGACCATCAAGTTGAAACCAGGCGTAGTGAGGACGCGGAAGCTATACATATTATCAGGATTGAGTATGGCTGAGTCCGAATTGAATATTAATAATCCAGACATTGGGACATTGGCAACAGCACTACACACGCGTATGTATCGGTGTTTAGTAAACGGGAAATATGAATTACCTCCCGCTGTTGACAACAAACACGTTCTGTCAACACTTAAGTCTTTTAGAAGAGGGCTGTTGGAAAAAGTTGGGCATCCCACCAGGATTTCCCTCGACGATGTAGTTGAGATGTATACTGGTCGGAAACGCACAATCTATCAACAAGCTTTAGAAGAACATACAAGTGTTGGACTGAAAAGAGAACACGCATTTAGCATAGCCTTTGTTAAATGCGAGAAAGTTAACGAAAACAAGGCTCCACGGTGCATCCAGCCGAGGAAGCCTGTCTACAACCTTGTTCTGGGGTCCTACCTCAAACACATAGAACACAGGTTATATAAGGGGATTGCCAAAATGTTCGGGGATGGCCCAACTGTTATGAAAGGATACGACGCTCGTCGTGTCGCCCACATCCTTCGCGGAAAGTGGAGACGGTTCAAGAAACCGGTAGCAGTAGGGTTAGACGCCACGAAGTTTGATATGCACGTAAGTCCTGAATTGCTTGGTTGGGAACATTCCATATACTTGGAAATGTACAAGCATGATCCACTATTAAAACAATTGTTGGATTGGCAGATGCATAATATTGGCATGGGATTTTGTGAGGATGGAACATTGTATTACACCGTTGATGGTAAACGGTTTAGTGGTGATATGAACACAGCTTTAGGAAACTGTATCATAATGTGTGCAATGATTTATGCTTATCTTAAATCCAAGGGTATTGATGGAGTGCTTGCTAACAACGGAGATGACTGTGTTGTCTTCATGGAAAGCGACGATTTACCAACCTTTCAGGTTGGATTAACTGAATATTTCATTAAATTGGGATTCCGCATGACAGTGGAAGCTCCAGTCTATGACTTAGCTGAGGTTGAATTTTGTCAAGCACATCCGATCAGATTAGCGAATGGAGACATCGTCATGGTTAGAAATATACCAACTGTTCTTGAAAAGGATAGTATGAGTGTGTTGCCATTGGATGGGGAGTGTGTGGCTCGGAAATGGCTTTATGCCGTCGGGGAATGTGGACTAGCTTTAACAAGTGGTGTTCCAGTCCTACAGAGCTTCTACAGAATGTATATGCGTCACGGGTTGATCAGCAACATGAATGATGCAGTTTACATGCAGACTGGAATGAGGATGTTACGAGGCAAAATGGAATGCAAAACTGCGCCAGTATCGGACGTAACTAGAGAGGATGTATTCATTGCTTGGGGCTTAACGCCAGACGAGCAAGTGGCACTAGAAACTAAACTAGATAGTCATGAAATCATCTTCTCCATCCAGTCTGTTGATAAACATACAGACTACCCAACAATATGGTGAAATTCCACGGCAACTACTGCGGACCGAATTGGAGTGCCGGACTAGTACAAAGAAGCGTCGTTAGTGACGTACCAGCAACAGATGAGTTTGACGAAACGTGTAAGCAGCATGATGCTGCCTATGCGACCGGACAAGATAGAAAGGATGCGGATCTTAAATTTGCTTCCCAGAATCTTTTCCGTGGTATCAAACCAACCATTGCAGGTGTATTAGTAGGTGCGCAAGGCCTCCTTCGGTCGCATGATAAACCAGACAACAAACAGCTTATCGATCTCGACCCATCACAACCATTACCCGCCACTCTTCTCCAAGCCGCAAACATGCGAAGAAACGCCCCAACTCCACTACCTACCATGATCCCAGGCAGGGGATCCCAGCCCAAGATGCAACCACCGAAGAAGGTTGTACAACGAGTATCTGGATTAAGATCCGTAGTTGCACCAGTCGCCTTTTCGCGACGTGTAGCTATGCAGCGCCCAACGTTCAACAACAAGGGCGTGACATCCATAAAACATCGAGAGTACATCGGTACTATCGCGAATAGCACGAGCTTTACGACAACGGCATACGGGTTAAATCCTGGACTGCCCAACGTATTTCCGTGGCTATCCAACATTGCCGCCAACTTTGACAAGTACAAATTCAAATCACTAAGGTTTGATTACGTACCTGCTGTGTCAACTAGCACAAATGGCAGAATTACATTAGCATTTAATTACAATGCTGGCGATTCTGCACCAACCAGCAAGCAGCAAGTGTTTTCAATAGCACCAAATGCTGAACAAGCTGTTTGGGCTGAGCTATCTTTACCAGTTCCAGTGATACCTGAAACCTTATATACAAGGGAGTATTTGGTACCTGGGTCAGATATCAAAACATTTGATATGGGGCAATTATTGGTTTCTACCGATCTCGGATCAAACTCAAATACAATTGGTGAATTATACGTAGAATACGAGGTACATTTGGAAAAACCTCACCCTCAGTTCGTAACAACAACAGAGGTGTATAATATCACTACTTCAACCATTTCAAATATCTTCCCAACCACGGGAGGAACAGTGTACCTAAACTCAGGAGTATGGAGCTCCTCATCGGTAGCAAACTCTCTAACCTGCGCATTATCCGGCAGGTATATGATTGTATTTCAGCTATCTGGTACCGTGCTATCTGCCGCTAATTTAACAGCTACAGAAGGCACAATCACTGATTTTGGTTCAGGCGAGACAGTCATTGTCAATACAGCAGCAACCAAACTGGAAAGTATTGGAATATATGACGTCGTCGTTGACTCTTCCACCAAGAAGGCAACCATCTTATTAACACCCACCGGTACAACGGTGATCAAATTCATGTTTTGGGCATCTATCCTTGATGCTAACACAACATACAACGACAACACCTAATTCCGTTGATAATCAACGTTAAAAGAATAAAATAAATTAAAAATTTACATAGTATATTATCTTACGCTACGGGCGCCTACGAGGGGTGCGACTGTCTGCCTGGTCAGCTAGCCTAGATTTTCTCGTTAATACTATATATATATTGTTGCATCCGTATGGTGCATCATGCATATTTTTCTTGTCCCAAACTCTTGTGGCCCATTCATGGGGGGCATTACCACTTGAG